CCAAAGATCTTTTTTGATCGTTAAGTTCCAGGGATCGCGAACCACCAAATATTTTTAAGGTTCGGGACGAAGGATGGCTGACAAGGTTAAAGATATTCCCTGACTGTTGAGAGTATTTGTATTGCCACGATTTTTGATGTGGGCTGAGTCCAATGGATTTAAGTGTTTTTAAGTTGGAGATCTTAAGTTCAACCCAAAAGCTAACACCATTTTTGATACCATGAACATCTGGGACACCAGGACTAGACCATGACTCAATGCGTGTCCAAAACACTCCCATATCCTGTGTCCCTTTTTTTAACTGTTGCCACAATTTAGATTCAGGTTTCAAAACACTCTACCATATTTTAATTTGTGGTCTACCATCTTTTGAGTCAATCCACTCATACTGCCAACTAGTCCCTTTTAACTGTTGTTCAATAAAGTGTTTGTCAAAAGTATTATCGCCATTGTTTACAATGTTCTCTAATATTCTTGGTAGTACACTCGCAAGTTTTTTTACCATTGTTTCTCCTTTTCTTTATAAATAAACATCGGTGGTACACCAAAAGTATGGTGACCATTAAGTTTCAACTCATACAAAACACCACCATTTTTTTGAGGTTTGCGTATAATAAAATGCTGACAACCGAGATTGTAACCAAATATTTGAAACCAATGGCATTTTGGATTATCATCAAAGACTTTTGGTACTGTGACTGAAGATTTATTAGGGTGACCTTCAAAATCGTAGTACAAAAACTCACCCTTACCAACAATGTCTTTAACGACACTTTTTATGTGCGAGGGTAGTTTATCGTATAAATTAAAAAAATCATTAAGGTTGTTACTACGAACCCAATTAATTTTTTCCATAATAGACTCCTTGTTTTTGTTAGTATTACATTAATATAGTAACACCAACAAAAATCAAGAAGTAAAAAAATAAATCAGGACGAAGTATTTTTGCCAGTCATATCAATAACTGTAAGTGAATCAAAAAATAAAATTGTTTTTTGTTTAATTTTTTCAATGTCGTTTTCATCAAGTCTTACAAAAAACGCTTTGTCCCACTTTGCAGCGTCGTTGGCTTGTTTAATCGCACTTTCTGGTGTATCACCAAAACGCTCAATTAAATAAGTTGCTAACTCAAAACCAGTTAGCTCGTAAGTAAATTTGCTTTCAGTAGCTTTAATCGCCATCTTATGCTCCTTGTTAATGTTAATATCTTACATTTACATTATACTAAGCAACAAAATCAGGAAAAAGCACTAATTAGTCCTTTGTTTTCAACTCTTTAGAATCACCCTCTATTACAACATTGTCGGCACTAAAGGTTGCCAAAGCAGGATATTCTTGTTGTAATCTTTGTATTTCCTTCATAACTTCTTCTCTACTCATTTGGTCAATTTTTCCGTGCAGTATTTCTTTACGATCGATGTACAATCCTGCCGCCTGACCACGAGATTTTTCAGCAGCGACAGCCGCTGCGAAATTACCAGAACCGATCGCAGAATCCCTAATCTCAGCCAACTTTTTTACATGACCCTCAAAGGAAACTTCATATTTACGAGATAATTCTATTTTTAGTTCTCGTATTCGGTTGATTACATGAGGAAACGATCGCCCATCGAGAAGTTGCGAAGCAATCACATGAGCTGAATTTTTAGAGTATCCAGCTTTTATCGCTGCTTCAGTTTGTGTAATGTCCTCGCAGACATACAACCTTGCGAACTCTTCTTGTTTGGGAGTAATTTGTTTTTCCCTGCGGGGATTAGCCACTACCTCAAGTTTATTCTTATGTGTTTGTTTAGCGATCGCCATACTTTGTATAATAGTAGAGTTTTTGAAAAGATGCAAATTTAAATTCAAAGTCGATTGTTTCCGCGCGACTGAAATAGTTTTCAAAATATATCGGATATAGCCATATATTGTATATCGGAAAAAGTCAGAATTTGATTTTACACTTATTTCATTTTACCACTATATAGCAAACTTGAAACATGAAGGAAGAGCCGAAGCCCTTCCCCCACAGTTTATGTTATGACTTTACAACTAATTTGATGTAAGGAGTAAGCCAAAATTTGCTAGAAGGACTGTAGCCTCCGTGCATTAGTGCGTGTAGGACGCAAGGTTTTTTCTTGGAGTGACCAAACATTTTGCAGGTCACATCAAGCATAGTTTTAAGAGTGTGGTCACCTTTAATACCTTTAAGTATCATATTTTGAATTTTGGCTCTCACACCGTCTTTTTTGCCACCATACCCAAATGGGACAGGTTTTTTATTATCAAGATCAACATTTGGAAGAGGAACAATGTTTACATTGCCCTCGTTACCTCCAGCGTGTTGTTTGACAAACTGAAAAATTTGCTCGTAAGAGAGTTCATCCTCTTTTACTACAAGTTCAGCAACTTTTACAGTTGGTTTCGCCTGAGTTGGCGATAGTTGAGCTACTTTACTCATGTTTACCATCCTTTCTACAATGGTTGTTTAAATATGCCAAATGGCATGATATCAGTATACACATTTTATAAAAGATGTACAGTATTTATAACTCGTGAACGACATTTTTTTATTCGTTATAAAATAAGCACCACCATTATGTCTATTTTTATAAGGTACTAAACCATTACAAAAGTATTTAAGACTGTCTGATGGTGCTTAAATTGGTCTGTTTTTTACGCTTGACAGTTTGTTTGGCTAGTTGTTGGTGCATCCAGTCGATTTCTGTTTGTATATATTCTGACACTTCAGGAACCCTGAGAGCCAGAACCTTAAGAACCATGAACAGTTGAACATAGTCAATGTTGTCACCATACGGGTGATCAGGTTGAAATACTTTTAGATACTGCCTGTTGATGCGAAGCAGATCCTGAACCAGAACATCGGCTTCACCGAGAGTATAGGGTTTGTCATTTTTCAATTTTTACCTCCTTATATTTAATTAACCCATCATCATCACACATATCGGCAATATCTGATGGACATTTAAAACCATGATTAACTAAAAGTTTTGCATCTTTCAATACATCTTTTCGTTTTTGTATCTGTAAATGGTATGGCAATTCGCCGTCCTCTGTTAAACATTCTGGTGCAAGACTACACGATATACTCATCCAACAATCTCTTGCTTGTTCTTTGTTAGTGGGGAATGCACCTCGTACATATTCCCATCTAGGGTCGTCATTTGGAAATATTATTTTTACTTTACTCAATTTTTACCTCCTTGTTTATGGGGATGAATATTTTGACATGAATGAACCCACCTTGCATAGATGAGATAGTATATTCGTACGGACAAGTTTTAAGCCACTTGAGAGCACCTTCAATATTAGGAACTTGGAAATTTAGCATTAGTCCTCCTTTTTTAATTTTTCAAGATGATTAACGAGCATATCCAAACCATCGCACACACCTTTGTACTCTGCTTGTGTCTGGCTATCATTAACCCATTCATCATCAGATTTAATATCTATTACTATGTTTTTTATTTTTTCTAATGAAACTAAAAACGATGGTTTATAATCATCTTTTTTTAATAATTTCCTTAGCTTTGCATTATCTAGTAAGTGATAATATAAATTGTCAAACAAATTTGCATCTACTAAACTTTCATCAGATAATTCCATTATATCAAATAAACTTAAATCTAAAACTTTACAAATATGTTCTCTGTTAGCTTCTTTCATAATTCACTCCTTCGTTATTTTATAATTAAAAAGCGTATCGTGGGCTATACTGTCAACTATCTTAGCAATAGTATGTTCGGCTTCTTCATCAGAAGAAAAAGAACCAGTATAACCTTTTTGTAGGATCTTAGAAATTTCTACTAATGTGTTTGGATCCCAATGTATTGTATATTTTCTACTCATAGCCACATCCATTCAGCTTTCCACTCGACACGGAAACCGTTGAATGATTCAGATTTAATAACCCATTTATTCTTCATTGCTTTGTCAAGTAAAGCATCGTTTTTAAATAAAGCTGAGTCGGCTTGTATATAGTTTGGGACATACCTTTTGTACCAATGAATCGCAGCTTCCTCACTAGGAAACTCAATACTTATTCGTGTTGGTTTTGGTTGCTTACTCATTATTCATCTCCCGTAAAAATAACTTCGCCACAGTTTGGATAACCACTAGAGCCAGTTGACCATTCTTCAATGTGTCTTAGCCAATAGTTCGTAGTGTCACTATCCCCAAACTTAGGCGTATCTAACCTAATGGGTAGAGATTTATCTTCAATGTGTTCTAATTTTTTTATTAGTTCTTCAACTGTCATTTCGACCTCACTTTCTTGTGGGTAGAAGTATCACAGTAAATTTCATCAATCTGTTCATCGTGAACATCGGTTGGCATACCATCGTTATATGGTTCAGCCCACCCTTCAAGAAACTTGTCTTCAGCATCTTCGGTTGATGTGGCTTCAACAAGATATTTGAAGGTTGCTTGACCGTATGTAATGATCACATAGGGTTTTGTTTTTTCTTCCATAACTTTCTCCTTATAGAATGGTTAATGTTAATATTACTAAGGACTACGCTGACTAAGAAGCTATCTTAGTGGTTTACTTGATTACACACAAACCTTTCGCATCAGTGTGAAACCTCAGTATTAATATAGGTAGTTGATATTTCAAGAGGCAACTACCAACCCTCTTGCAGTTTTGTTTTTTCTTTTTTAAGTGGCTAAAAACACGAGAACAACCCCAAAACAAACCACTATGAAATGATGAGCTAACACTTACTTCTTGAACTTCTGGTAATCCAACACGCCAAGATATTTGCCACCCACAATCTTAAGTCCGTCAACTCTCGCCATCTGTTAGCTATCCGCCACTCATCGGGACCGCCTCAAACTCTCCTCAAGTAAGAGACTTAGTGGGACTGGGATATACACCACTCCAATGTACAGTTTTTGAACTATTACAAAAAAACAAAAACTGTACATATTAAATATACTAAATTACACCTTGAAAATACATTCCTTTGTTATCGGTAGATAACATAAAGTATGTAGAGAGCTAGACAATATATAAGAATAAAATTAATCATCGGGCTTATCCTCACAAATGTGCTTCCACCATACATTATCAAAAAATGCAAGAGATGGTTCGTTGGGATTTGCTGGTGTCTTACCTACATACTCCCAATGGCACTCTTTATTTTTTTCATTTTCAGCTCTCCAATAAAAAAAGTCAGCGTTTTGTATTTGTATTGTGTTGACAAGGACACTTAAAAGTCCGCCTACTACTGCTTCTATCATTGCTCTTCACCTCCTCCTACTTCAAAATCTTCTAAAGTTTGCCAATCATATTGGTCTCTACAAGAGCTCATAAGGTCAACCAAAGATATCCCCATAAACACTTTAAATACCAAGTCCATAGCTTTTCTTTGGGACTTTGATGTTTTGGGGTCAATGTACTTATGAAACAAGATTAATATTCTTTGCACATAATCCTCATTGTAATCATACCTTGCTAAAAGAGAATACTCTTCTATGTAGTGCATGATAGGTTCGTTAAACACATCTAAGTGGTTACGATCAAAGATAGTTTGTATCCTTTCAAATAAACTTTTTGTGTCTCTTGGATTATGTCCGTTTATTCTACTCATTACTGTTGGCATATTGTTTTATCAAATAAAGTATTGCGTCGTTTTGGGTTACTTTGAAACCCATACTTTTTTCTAATTCTTTAGATAGTTTAGCCAAAGCAGAAAAGGCATCTTCTGTGATACCTAATGTTTTTCGTTTTTTATATCCTTTACTTTTCGGCATTATTTTCTCCTTATTTGAATTTTAAGATTATTTAAAACTTTTAGAATATAATCTTGTTCTGGTGTTGTTGGTATTTCATCACCCGTTTCGGGGCATATTCCACCTGCAGAACCTATTACATAATCGTCTGCATTATCATCAATCATTCTTTGTGCAGTTTGTATTGCCTCTTTTTCTAGTTTCCTTTTGTTCACTACTGTTTTCCCTTCTTATTTATAAATACGATGGTAAGTTTTTCATCAGAGTTTGTGTGTATTCTCCACTCCGTATGACCAAAACACCTCTTACACAAGTTATCCATTTCCTCAACAAATTTACCAGCATCAATCATTCTTACTGCTTGTGAGAAAATATCTGTGATACAAAAAAGAAACAGCATCTTTGTATTCCTCTTGCGTGAGTTTCTTTATGTTTAAGTCAAGTAACTCTTCGTAAAATTTTCTGTGAAATAATTGCTCATTCATCATATTTACCTTTTTTATAATAATATAACTTATTTTATAATCAAGGTGTAATTTTTTTACTCAAAACCACTTATGAGGAGTAAAATGACCACACTTTGCACAAACCATCTTACCTTCTTCTTTGAGTAAGAAAAAGTGTGTATCGTGACAAACGGCACAAGAATATATTTCTATGTGTTTTTCTTCTACCTCTGCTGGTTCTACATCACAAGGTAATGTATCGTGAGCATTTTGAGTGGGAAACTGAACTACATTTGTTGCATGAACGGTGGTGTCTTTCTTTTTTTCCATTTGGCAAATCTCCTTTTTTCATATTTATAATATTCCCTGTATGCCACCACAGGATCTCTATGCTTATATTCCTCTGGCATAGCTTGAGGGAAAATAGTTGTTCCCCTCTTGGTTAATTCTACAGGCGGATCCTTTATAATTGCAAGAACCTTTTCACAAGCGTGAATTCTTTCGTAACGGTAAGTGTACTCTTTACATAACTCAATACCAAACTCCCATAGCCATTTGTAGTTATCAACTGTTTCTCCAGCCCACAAAGTACACGGATGTTTGGTGTGAACTTTTAGGTAGGGAGCAGTTGAGTTGTATCGCCAATGCACGGAACACAACATCTGTGTTGTTTCCAAAGGCATCTTTACGATATGTTTGTCGCAATGATACTTAGCACACAACGATTGATCGGGGTGCAGTATAAAGATATTCATTTAAATAAATGATACACACAATATCCTGCTATTATTACTAATAGCAGGATAAAGATTAAATAAGTTAGAGTTACCATATTTTACCACCAACAAGAGTATACCACAGGTTTACCCTCGCGGACAGCATCTAATGCTCGCTGGACAAAATTTAAGTCTTGGTCAGCGTATTCATCAACTTGTCTTTCTTGGTATTGGTGTCCCCAGAACAAACCACCCTCGCTGGTGTAATTATCAAAGTTGTCAGCAAGAGCCCTCCTTAACTCTAACAAATTTTCTTCTGATAAGTACAAATCTTCGCAGTTAAACACTTCCCTAGATTTATCAGGGTTTTGTTCCATCCAAATAGAAAGCATAAATTCATGCAGTCTAGAATGTTTTCGCCAGTAAAAAGAATCTTCTTTTCTTTGGTTGGCGTGTCTAGCACCTTCTTTTGGATCTATGTAAGCGTATTGATCAAGTCCCATTACATACCTCGCATTCTTGCTGGAATTACTTTGGTATGATTACAAACATCACAACATCTGCCATCGTTAGCTAATGGGTGTGGATTGTGTCCACCAAACCAGAATGGTTCGCCAGTCTTTGGGTCAAACTCTGGTGGAATTTTAAGACCACAAAGAACACAGTCTTTGGTTAGTTCTTCTGCTTTTGTTTGCTTTTTAGTATTTACTTCGGTCATAATGTTTCTCCTATTTCAAGAGCAGCTTGTACTTCATAGATAGTATATTTGTTTTCAGGAAAGTGTATATCTCGTTCTACACCTAAACCAAAACGACCAGTATATTCTCTTAGTTCACGCATACTAACTGCACCATATTCTGGCTCCATAATATGACATAAACCATAAGCAATATCATCTTCTTTTACAAGTTTGTGAAGAAACCAAGTACCCGCTCCTTCAGGATTAAACAACTTGACAACAACTTTAGCGTCGTCTACATTGTTTGTTTCATTCTCAATGAGCTTTTGCTCCTGAGCTTTAGTTAATAGTTCCATAACTTTCTCCTTATGGGGTTTTATTAATATTAATTATAATGTACCAAAGTTTATTTTCTAGGTGGTTCTTTTTTGTTCATCTTGAAAATATTGCGTATGTGCATCATTGTCATGAAAAAACACAGTATGTACATAGAGTTAAGATTATTCATATAAGTGAACAACCACCAAAATATTTGACTTACCAAACCAAAATGACCAGAATATCGCCAACCATTACCATAGAGATATACACTAGCTATCGCAGATATAACTGCTATAAATTCTACTGTTTCTTTCATCATACTTTTTCTGACCAATGTAAAAGTCTTTTTGCTTCAGAAAATGTTTCATCATTTCTACGAAGCCAACCTTTTCCAAATGTTTCAAAAGTTTTAAGTGATTCGTAAAATTTTTTGCGTGATTCGTGTATTCTTTCTAAAACCAGAGGTAATGGACAACCAACAAGAGCCGCGAGTGTTTGGTTTCCTATGATTCCATCTGCACTAACACTTAATATTTCTTGTAAAGATTTGGCTGCTCGGGCTGGTCCAGAGTTTACACCCCAATCAAATAATGAAAGATCAACACCAGAGGGAAGATCGTCACCCTTTAAAGAATCCCAATATCTTTGTTTATATATTTTCCCTGCTGTTTCTTTAGTTAGGTTTTTTACATCATCAACAGAAACTTCTTTACCAAGAAATTTTTCTAATGTTCGCTTTGTAACTCCTAAGTTGGTTGCTCCTCCTGGATCTTTGGGGTGGTTAACAAAGCCACCTTCGTGTTTTAAAATAATATCTAAACATTCTTTAAAATTTTCTTTCATGGTTCTCCTTTAATTTTTTCTAATACAGTTTCTATCAAAACATAATCTTTACTGTATTTAAAGTTTGAATACAAAAAATCAATACCTCTGTAAAATATATCGCTCGCAAGAGAATTACCTTTCTGCATTTGTTTATGACAGTGAAAAACTAATTCAAGAATATCTACTATCTTTACTCTTTGTTGTTCCTCTTCTGATAAATCAGCATACTTCACTGGAAGGCATAACAAATCTTCATAGTCGTTTTCTATTACCGTTAAGGTTTTTGCTAAATCTTTGTATTTCCACTTTGTCGTGGCAGGAACATCTCCTATTTCTAGCTCAGCTACATCATGATAAAGAACAAATAAGATACTGTTTTTACTTGCGTCTGGCCAGAGTGTGGTAAGCAGAACCAAAGAACGCCAACTATGAGCAGCAACATCTTGTTTGTCAGCAACTTCAGGTCTAGTGTGATACCTTAAAACATCACCACCTTTTAATCTTTTTTGTATCAGCTCATAAAACTCAAGTTTATTTTTCAACACATTCTCCCCAGTTTGGTCCTAGTTCAGTATCAACAACGCTGGGAACCTCCAAATCAACACATTCTTCCATAATACTTATTACCTTTTTCATTTGGCTCTCATCTTCTATGCTTATGTCTAGTTCATCGTGTACTTGTATCATCGGTAAAATACCTTCCTCATAAAGTGCGACCATCGCTGCTTTTGTTTGATCAGCTGCACTTCCTTGGATTAATTTGTTTAGAGCTTTATATGTAAAGGCTCTGCGAATAGAAGGTCCGTGTTCAGCGAATGCTTCTTGGTAATTCAAAGGTTTTGATATACCGTACTTATTAGGTTCCCACTTATCGAACCTACATTTTCTCCCTAACAGAGTTCTTATCAAACCTTTATGAGAAGCCCTATTACTAGAATATTCTGCAAGTTCTTTTACAAAAGGTAGTTTAGTGTGATACTCAGCAAAAAGTTCTTTGGCATCTTCGTATGGTAAGTCCAACTGGTTTGCTAGTTTCTTAGTTCCCATGCCATAGAACAATCCTAAGTTAATGTTTTTAGCTTGTTTTCTTGGCACACCTACAATATCTGCCGCCATTTGATGGAAGTCCGTTCTTGAATCTTTTTGGTATTGCTCAGCAAATTCTTCTGCTTTTTGGAACTTCATGAGTTTTGCGTAGTGAACAACAATCCTAGGCTCTTGGCTAGAATAATCAAAGATACCCCAACTACATTTTTCTTCAGGCAGAAATAAACTTCTTATCATTGGTCCTAGTTCATTATTCCTTATAGGCACTTGCTGTAAGTTAGGATTACTATAACTAAACCTTCCAGTGACTGTGCCTCCTTGATCACTTCTAAGAGGGTGTAACTCAGCGTGTATTCTGCCTTTTGTTTGATGTTTTAGTATTGTATCTATAAAAGTAGTTCTTGCCTTATTATACTCTCTAGCTTGTACTATTTTTCTAGCAATCGGGTGTTTGTGGTTTGCTAGGAAACCTTTTGTGAACGACGGTGCTTGTGTCTTTTCTGTTCTTCCGTAGGAAAGTTTTAAAGAATCAAAAACTTTTGCAACACTATCTGCCGCCCATATTTCTACTAAAACACCAGATTCATTTTTAATTTCTGTAAGTAAAGTATTTTCTTTTTCTTCAAAGAGTTTTTTAATTTTTTCTGCTTTTTCTAAATCAACCCGAACACCTTGTTTTCTCATAGGGATTATAGTTTTTAAAACTTTAGTTTCTAATTCAAATATTTCTTTTATATCTTCTTTTATAATTAGTGTTTTAAAATGATTCCAAAGTTTAAGTGTGAGACTAGCATCGTGTTCAGCATACTCACCGACATAGTGAGCGGGAAGTTTATACATTTCACTTTTTGCATTTACTCCAAAAGCATCAGCTGCTTCTCTTAAACCAACTTCTGATTTTCTGTCTTGTAGGTAATCTCTAGCTAAAGCGTTTAAAGAATAACTGAACCTATTTTCATCAAGCAAAGGAGCAACGACCATAGTATCTATTATTTCTCCCTTTACGAACACCCCTTCTGCGATCAACCATCCTACATCATACGGAGCATTGTGAAAAATATACTTTTTATCAGGAAAAGAAACAACTTCTCGTAACCAGTTAAGAGTGACATTTTTGTCAAGGTTAGGTCCTATTTCATGTTGTATAGGAAAATACTTACAGAAACCTTCTGTAGCAACAGCGATACCTATAACATAGCCATCTTTTCTAGCCCACCCAGAACCATTGGTAAGTAGATTCTTATCACAAGTTTCTAAGTCTATAGAAATTTCTTTAAAACCTGATAAGTCAGGAAACTCATCTGGCATTACCCATTCGTATTCAGGTTGAAGTAGAGGTATTTGACCCATATATTTTCACCACCATTTGTTGTTTACATTTTTTACACCGAGGCCACTTGTTCTTAATTTTTCTCCAAGTTTTTTCTGTGTGTATGTTACATTCTGAGCAGAAAACAATAACTGACTGAGAAAGTTTATCATTCATCTGTTCTCCACTCACAACTATCACTAATCATACCTTCTTCATTTTCATAAGGACTGAACTGTGTGTTTAAATGTCTTTTAACGGGATGATCACCCTCTCTTCTTAAAAACATTTCAGCTTCTACTAGAAGTAAATACCTTCTTAAGTCACGGATATCATCTAACAACCCTGTTTCTGAGTAATTATCCTGCTTTATTGCTTTGAATATATCGTATCCTGTGTTTTTCATGCTGTTTTGCTGAGCTATTCTATCCCATTTCCTAGCTAACATCATAAACGCACCAACGCCTCCCCTTTTTTTCCAACTATCACCATAAGATTTTTCAGCCTCTTCTAACTTAAAGGCATCTTCTTGTGCTAGTTTTTCAACTTCCTGAAGTATTCTGCTTTTCATTTGTTCCTCCTTTCAAGCCACTCCACACACGCTTTACGCCAAGCACGATCTTCTATCGTTTTACATACCTCGATAGCTTTGTTTATATTCTTTTGTTTCCAAAAGTGCCAACCCTCCCTTACTTTAAAAGCTGTAAGAGAAAGAAATTTATTTTCAAAAGCATTTATCTCTTCGTTTTTAAACCATAATGCTAGTTCTTCATCAAAAGTTAGCCAGTTATCTACTAACGGTTGTGAGTGGTATTGTGAAGCATCGTCTCCAATTATTAAGTAAGACTCATAATCTGGTTGCATATCTTTTATTTTTTCTAATGTATCTAAATAAGCGTGAGCATTGTTACTAAAGTGAGTATATGTGCCAACTTCACTTTGTGATCTAGCTGCCATATATTCGTGTAGTATTGACATATGAACTGCATTAGCACCAAATAATCCCCACACAATATCATTACTCCTGTTTATCACCGTCATGTTTAAAAGTTTGTCCCTTTTAGAAAAAAATATCTGAGTGTTACAAGGATAATCTTTTCCTTCATTGTGCATTACTAAATCAATATTAGGATCCCACATAGAAACAACAGCCCTACGGTCATTAGGGAATTTGTGTAGTCTAATCATAACTTGGTCTAACTGGTCTTTAAATTTATTTGGTCCTCCTTTAAAATGATTACGCCACCGATGTCCATATGCTCCATGAAATGTTTTTCCATCATCGCTGTAATCAGAAATCCTTTTATTATATTTAGCAATCCACTCAACATCATTTCTTCCTGCCAACATCCACAAAGATTCCATTAAATGGAAAAAAGGGTTAGCATCTCTTTCTGGGTAAAACAAAACTCTTTCTGTTGGGTGAGTATATGTCACGCAAAAAGGAGTGGGAAATTCTAAAACCCAACCGTTTCTCGTGTTTTCTTTCTTCCCTACTTCAAAAAGACTTAATTTTGTAAGGTAAAGGCCGTCACTTACATTCCTAGCCGCTATATGTTCCATATTTCCTCCTGTGTTTTCATTATTATTAGCAAGGTAGTTTTATACGGAACACCCTCAATCAGATCGAGGGA